NNAGCGAAAAATCTGGTGATATTCCAACTTCTCTCAATTCACACTTCCATTGTGTCGTTTTGTTTTCTTTTCTTTTGATGTCCTCCATTTGTTTCGCCGGTGGCAACCACGCCAGGTTGCCATCGAAGGCTGCTTACTATCGGGCTATTTCCGATAGGGAGCTGGACCGCGAGGGTCGCTTCCCTTGCGGGTGTCTAGCACAGTATACTGTGCAAGCCCCCCCTCCTGCCAAGACACAGGAGAAAGCCGTAGGCAGGTCCGCTGACCTCCAAAAGGGTAATGTTGCTCCCCTTAAGAAGCAACGCTGCGATGTTGTGGTCGCAGTCTCTGGACCTCCTCCTTTGGAGTTGGTCTACCCTGCCCGGGTAGGGCAACATAGGTTGGACCAACCTTCAAAAGGTCCCTTGGCAGTTCCCTCTGCCAAGCAAACCTCCACTGCAATGGAGGTTGTTCTTTCTGTCGGGGAGGCGGCTCTTACTGCCCCCTGGCTTCTCTGCTCCTACAAGAGTGGAGTTTCTTCCCCCCCCCCCCCCATGACGCAAAGGCAGCAATTTGCTGCCATTAAAAGGAGGCTGGTCCAGAAGGGCCAGCAAATTATTCGCGAGCTCATCCGAGCTCGCAAGGCGGCTAAGTATGCCGCCTTTGCCGCCCGGAAGAAGGCGGCAGCTGTGGCTGCCCAAAAGGCACGAGCTGAGGCTCCGCGCCTCGCGGCCCAAAAGGCCGCAATTGCCAAGATCCTTCGGGATCGGCAATTGGTTTCCCTTCCCCCTCCTCCTCCTCCTTCTGCTGCCAGGTTGGCAGCTGAGGCCGAATTGGCCTCCAAATCAGCCTCTCTTCAGAGGCTCAAGGCCTTTCATAGGGCCAACCGGGTTCGCCCGGTGTTAAACAATTCTTTTCCCTCCCCCCCTTTGGCGTGCAAGCCAGATCCCGCTCTTCTTGAGCGGTTGAGGCTTGCTACGCCTTCACGCTGCACCGTTGCCACTAAAAGGCAGCGGGATTTTGTTGTCGCCCCCCTTGCCACCCAAATTAGAGTGGCCAAGTGTGCTTCCCATCAGGAAGCATATGATTCTTGTCGCTCCATTCTTATTGAGGAGTGGCCAGAGAGTAGGTATCTTTTCGGACCTCTCTCTTTTGTGGGTGATTGGGAGCACGTGCCTGGAATGCTCATGCAGTACAGGCTCTGCGTGCTGTTTTCTATGGTTAGGGATGTGATGCCTGCGCTTTCTCTCGTAGCAGATACATTGCATGCCTTGAGGAGCGGTACTGCTCCAAACATTGTTTTTAAAAATGCCATGAGCACTGCAAATCAAATTTTAGAGTGCTCGCATTCCTCTCATGCAGCTCAAGGTTTCGGCAATTTTTTGAGTCGAGGCAAGAGTGCTGCTATTAATTTAGCTAGTGGTCTCTCTAGTTTTGTTGGAGAGAAAGTGGTTTCTGGTGCCAATCATGTTGTGAATAAGGCATCAGAAGTCATTGTTGATAAGCTTTTTGTTCCCTTTGTAAAGCTTTTGCGGGAACATTTTGACGATACCATAGGTAAATGGATTCCCAAGTTACTGGGTGCCACACAGAAAATTGAAGAGCTGTGGCGATGGTCGCTTGAGTGGGCGCAGAATATGTCTAAGAAATTGGACGTTTCTCTGCGCGTGCTGCGAGGTTCAGCCCTCGTTGGGGTCGGTTTACTTTTGGTATCCGGCATTCTTTATTTTGCGGAGCAGTTGCTTCGCTCTTTTGGCCTGCTAATTGTAGCAGGTTCTTTTATTTCTATGTTTGTAGGAGGCTGTCTATTGGCTTATGCCGGTAGTATGGCTGGAATTTTTGATGAGCAGATGATGCGAGTCCGCGGTATTTTGTGCGAGATTCCCATGCTGCTTTATTTAAAAGCGCAGCCAGATCCGTTTTTTCCTAAGAAATCTGGTGGACGAGCCCCAACTCAGGGGCTCACTGACGTTTTTGGCGTTCCTCTGAGTATCATGAACGCTATTGGCGATGGGCTAGTGCACCATTCCCTTGATACTCTTACGTTAATGGGGAAATTTGGTGCAGCTATGGATAATGTCCGTAAGGGCATTACCTGTATGAGGTCATTTGTTTCATGGCTTATGGAACACTTGGCCCTAGCTCTTGATAAGATAACTGGCAAGCGCACTTCTTTTTTTCGTGAACTTGCCACGTTAATTAATTTTGATGTTGAAAAGTGGGTCCGAGATTCACAGCAGTATTTGCTTGCTGCTGAAATCTATGTGGATGGTGACACTGTCGTGATGGACACATGTCGCCACTTACTCGATAAGGGACTCAAGCTCCAGCGAATGATGGTCAGCGCTAAATCTGGTTGCTCTTTTAATTATGGCCGTCTTGTTGGAGATCTCGTTAAAAGGTTGAGCGATTTGCACAAGAGATACTGTGCTTCAGGACGCCGCGTGCATTATAGGTTAGCACCATTTTGGGTGTACTTATATGGCGGTCCTAGGTGCGGAAAATCTCTTTTCGCTCAGAGTTTCATGAATGCAGCTGTGGACTTCATGGGCACCACAGTTGACAATTGTTATTTTAAAAATGCTCGTGACGATTTTTGGAGCGGCTATCGCCAGGAAGCGATATGCTGCGTTGATGATCTCTCCTCCTGCGAAACGCAACCCTCCATTGAGTCGGAATTCATTCAATTGATAACGACAATGAGATATGGATTAAATATGGCAGGAGTTGAGGAAAAAGGAGCCTCATTTGATTCGAAGATGGTTATCACAACATCTAATTTTTTCACGGCTCCAACTACTGCTAAGATTGCTAGCAAAGCTGCCTACAACGATAGGCGTCACGCTTGCATTCTTGTTCAAAGAAAAGAAGGGGTTGCTTACAACCCAAGTGATCCTGCTGCTGCTGCGGAAGCGATGTTTGTTGATAGTACTACTCAGCATCCGCTTTCCGAGTGGATGAGCATGCAGGAATTAAGTGCTGAGTTGTTGCTGCGTTACCAACAGCATAGGGAGGCTCAGCATGCAGAATATAGCTATTGGAAATCCACTTCGCGCACTTCTCATGATGTTTTTGACATCTTGCAGAAGTGCGTGAATGGGGATACCCAGTGGCTATCACTTCCCGTTGACGTTATCCCTCCGTCTATTAGGCAGAAGCACAAGGGCAACCGAGTCTTCGCTATTGATGGAAGGATTTTTATGTTTGATTATATGACCCTAGAGTACGATGAAATCAAGGAAAAAGAGAATCTGGATGCTCGTCATCTGGAAGCTCGAATCCTTGAAAAGTACGGTGACACCCGCTTGCTTTTAGAAAAGTGGGGTGCCAATGGAGTTGTTGCGCAATTTATTGAGCAACTTCTTGAGGGTCCTTCTAACGTTGCCTCCTTGGAGGTTTTATCTAAGGACTCCCTCGAGAGTCACAAGGAATTTTTTTCTACCTTGGGACTTATCGAGAGAGCTACCTTGCGTGCTGTGCAGAAGAAAATTGATGCCGCGCGTGAGGATTTGATGCATTTGTCTGGTTTGAAACCAGGGCGCTCACTTACAGAATTGTTCGTTGAAGCGTATGACTGGGTTTACGCCAACGGTGGTAAGCTCCTTTTAGTGCTTGCTGCCGTAATTTTGATTTTATTCTTTGGGTCTGCTTGTATAAAGTTGATGCAGGCCATTTTTTGTGGTGCCGCAGGTGGTACTGTCAGTATGGCTGCTGTCGGGAAAATGACCGTTCAATCGACGATTCCCTCCGGTAGTTATGCAGACGTGTACAATGCGCGCAACATGACACGCGTTTTCCGCCCACAATCTGTACAGGGTTCTTCTTTGGCGGAAGCGCAATTTAATGAATCGCACGCTGTGAATATGTTAGTGCGAATTGATTTACCTGATGGCAACATTATTTCTGCCTGCAGGTTTCGCGGAAAGTCTTTGGCTTTGACTAAACATCAGGCCTTAACCATACCGCCAGGTGCTAAAATCCATATTGTATATACTGACAACAATGGAAATACCAAAGCACCGCTGACTCATTTTTTCCAACCTACTGGACCCAATGGAGAACATTTTTTGAGATTCTTCAACGGGACAGAGGTTTGTATTTATTCCCACCCTCAACTTTCAGCTTTGCCTGGCGCTCCACAAAATTATTTCTTGAAAGATGTGGAAAAAATATCTGGTGACATAGCCATTAAAGGTTGTGGCATCAAGCTAGGTAGAACCAGCGTTGGCGAGTGTGTTGGTGTTAAGGACAATGAACCCGTCTTAAATCACTGGCGCGCTGTCGCGAAGGTCCGCACCACCAAGATCACTATCGATAATTATTCAGAGGGTGGTGATTATTCCAATGATCTTCCTACGTCCATCATCTCTGAGTACGTAAATTCACCAGAAGATTGTGGCGCGCTTTTAGTCGCCCATCTTGAAGGTGGTTACAAAATCATAGGGATGCACGTGGCGGGATCCTCTTATCCTGTCGAGGTTGATGGAGTGCAGATGCCAAGATACATATCTCATGCCTCCTTCTTCCCCGATTATTCTTCTTTTGCTCCTTGCCAGTCTAGTGTTATCAAATCTCTAATTCAAGAGGCTGGCGTTGAGGAGCGTGGGGTTTCTAAAGTGGGACATATTAAAGATCCTGCTGAGACGCCCCATGTTGGAGGGAAAACTAAGCTTGAATTGGTTGATGAAGCCTTCTTGGTGCCATCACCAGTTGAGGTAAAGATTCCCTCCATTCTGTCTAAAGATGACCCGCGCATTCCTGAAGCGTATAAGGGTTATGATCCATTGGGCGATGCCATGGAGAAGTTTTATGAGCCCATGTTGGATCTGGACGAAGATGTCTTGGAGAGCGTTATGGCAGATATGTATGATGAATTCTATGATTGCCAAACGACTCTCCGTATTATGTCTGATGACGAAGTTATCAATGGCAGCGATTTTGGTTTCAATATTGAAGCCGTTGTCAAAGGTACTTCTGAAGGCTACCCGTTCGTTTTGAGTCGGCGACCGGGCGAGAAGGGCAAAGCTCGCTTTTTAGAAGAGCTTGAACCCCAACCAGGTGACACTAAGCCTAAATATAAACTGGTTGTGGGCACTGAGGTGCATTCTGCTATGGTGGCGATGGAACAACAGGCGCGTACTGAAGTTCCTTTGCTTATTGGTATGGATGTTCCGAAGGATGAGAGACTCAAACCGTCTAAGGTGTTGGAGAAGCCGAAGACGCGTACATTCGTTGTTCTCCCAATGCACTATAACTTGCTGCTGCGTAAGTATGTGGGAATTTTGTGTTCTAGCATGCAAGTTAATAGGCATCGTCTAGCATGTGCTGTGGGCACTAACCCATATTCGCGTGATTGGACGGACATTTATCAGCGCCTGGCTGAGAAAAATTCAGTGGCCTTGAATTGTGATTATAGCCGCTTTGATGGGCTCCTCAATTACCAGGCATATGTGCATATTGTTAATTTTATTAATAAATTGTACAACGATGAACATTCTATCGTGCGTGGCAATCTTTTGATGGCTATGTATGGTAGGTGGAGTGTGTGTGGGCAGAGAGTTTTCGAAGTCCGCGCTGGCATGCCCTCTGGGTGTGCGCTCACCGTGATCATCAATTCACTTTTTAACGAAATGTTGATCAGGTATGTTTATCGCATCACCGTACCACGCCCCCTTGTAAATAATTTTAAACAGGAGGTGTGTTTGATTGTTTATGGTGATGATAATTTAATTTCTATTAAGCCGGACACCATGAAATATTTTAATGGTGAGCAAATCAAAACCATTCTGGCTAAATATAAAGTTACCATTACTGATGGCAGTGATAAGAACTCACCTGTTCTTAGAGCCAAACCCTTGAAACAGCTCGATTTTTTGAAGAGAGGTTTCAGGGTTGAAAGTGATGGGAGGGTGCTTGCCCCTTTAGATTTGCAAGCTATCTATTCTTCCCTGTATTATATCAATCCGCAGGGAAATATATTAAAATCTTTGTTTTTGAATGCTCAAGTCGCTTTGAGAGAGTTATATCTCCATGGCGATGTTGAGCAATTTACTGCTGTCAGGAATTTTTACGTCAATCAAATTGGCGGAAATTTCTTGAGTCTACCCCAGTGGAGGCACTGCGCTTCGTTCCATGATGAACAATATTCTCAGTGGAAGCCGTGGTCTCCCGTTAAATTCTTGGAGGTAGATGTGCCCGATGCTAAATTTTTACAGCATAAGGCGCCAGCTACTGCCCTCTCGATTGTTGCTGATAGGCTTGCTGTTGCAGGACCTGGCTGGCGTAATAAAGATCCAGACAGGTATCTGTTAGTGAGCCTTACCAGCTTGAAAGCAAATGAGGGTGGATTATACTTCCCCGTAGACTACGGGGAGGGTACAGGGCAGCAAGCCACGGAAGCTTCCATTAGAGCTTATCGTAGGCTAAAGGATCATCGCGTACGCCATATGCGCGATTCCTGGAATGAGGGAAAGACAATCGTGTTCCGATGCGAAGGTCCCTTTGTTTCAGGATGGGCAGCTGCCATTTCCTTCGGTACTAGCGTTGGAATGAATGCCCAAGATCTCTTAATCAATTATGGTATACAAGGTGGCGCCCACAAGGAATATCTGGGACGCTACTTTGTTGGTGCTCGTTTTAAAGAGCTGGAGAGGTATGACCGACCTTTTCAGTCTCGTATAATTGCGAGCTAAATCCTCTTTGAGGCGAGTAGCTGCCGTTAGCAGCTTCCAAAAGGTGGCCTCTTAATTAGCTTTTAATAGGGGTTATCCAGCCTTAAGCAAGCTGGCACCGGTCCTGATGGACTACCAGGAAAGCACCTGGTTTGGAAGAATTCGAGTAAAATTCTTAAATCTTGTTTACTCGTGACTTATAGTACATTCAAGAGGAATGACTCATGTTTTGTTTATTTACATGATGGCATAAAGAGTTAACGGCTCATATGGTGCTCATTACGTTCAAGTGTTGAAGGATCCAATAGCCTTGAACTGTGGTGCCATGTGAGGAAATCCACGTTATCTCTGATTGTCAAAATAGACTAGTCTAGGAGACGATAAATCCTATGTGGGTGAGTCCCACTCTGGCGAGACACGCAGTGCCTTTTATTTGTTTGAGGTTATCAAACATCATATCTTGAGTCTGCATTTAAATTCGAATAATGTAGTTGTCATAGCCTACCGATGAGTCTGCGAGAAAGGTTCCATGAGGACTTGGGTTGGCTAACCCCCACTTAATCTCTTCATAGATCATTCGACAGTGTGTCGAGAAACTATGGGTTTTGACACCTTAAGGGAAGCGAGAGTTCTCGTATGGATATCACTCTAATCATGGTACTTACCATGCCATGTTTAGAGTAAATCATCGCCTCGACGGTGTGATACTTTCCTTAAGTTCTAGTCAAACGATAGTTTCGTTGATCGTATGTGAAGCGTGGAGCGAGTTCGAAACGAACTGATTACCCGAGGTAGGACGCTATTGTTCCAGGCGTTTCTTATGGGCATAAGCTGTAAACTTGGTTTCGCAAGCCATGCAGCACCTCCCGTTACTTGTGTACTTTCTAGGGGCTCCCGGCCTTCCTTCCGGTACAATACCTAGTGAAGCAAGTAATTGCGTTGAGGGATAAGAGTAGCATGTTCCTACTTAAGGAAGGAATATGTCGTGTTTTCCACACGTTAGTGTTGCAATGCTGTAATGGCACTGCAGTGCAGGAATGGTTCCCAGCCACTTTTTCTGGGATTCTAATCGTACGTCACAATTGTGTGTGTATCGTTGACGGAGGAGTAGCGATCCTCTACCACGCGAGTCTGGAAGTGATTACCAGGGCCTAAGATGGCCAGCACACGGTACGATTAAATTTAGCTGTAATGTAGTGGTATGTTAAGTTGAGACTAACTTACCCGTACGAGTTAAACTCTAAGATGGATGTGTGTTCTGCCATCTTAGAGGAAGTAGATGTGTTTTTACCAATCTGAGACGAGCCGTTAATTCGGTGCTTTAATACGTCAATGATAATACTCGTGCAGTTGCAGCTGCACGAGTATGTTGGTACACACAGTCTACTCGGATACGGTCGAGTTACCCTCACAATAGGGATTACTCTCTCAATCTTAACTACTGCAAGGACGTTGTTTTCGCAGGGTTTTGTTGGTCCGTTTGTGTTTCAAAACGCTGCTTTGCAATTTTCTTTTTTGTTTTATTGCTTTCGTAGTGTCGAACTTTGTCCAAGTTCATAAAAGC